GGCGATATGTGTTTCGACCAAGTTGAGCAGGAAGAAATAGACGCCAAGCACCGCGAATATATGGCTGTTAAAAATCTGCAAATGAAAGGAATGCGATATGTCCCCAGATTTTAAACCTGTCGAAGGCTGCGAAGAGTGCGAAGCCTTGACCGAAATGTTCGATGAGCCGACCGCTTGTTTCGAGTGCATTGAATACGGGGAGGCGGAAAAAAATGTCTCTTGATAATGTAGAAGCCGTAATCGAACACGGAACGTCAATCAAACTAGCCCAGCTAGAGTCCGCCGTCCGTTCGATCCACAAAGCCGCACAAAAGCTGCCAAACGAATGTTTCGTCAAACAGACCGCGGAATGGGCAATGGAGATCGTCGAGCCGAAAACAAAAGGCTTTAGCGATGTCCTCTGAAGACATCTTCATAACCACCTATCTGGTCAGCGGGTTCGCCCTGCTGGCCTTTTTATTTTGGGACGCTTGGAAAGAGCGATGAAACCACAGAACGCTTACTCTTCTTCAAAAGCGTTATTTCGCGTTTCACCTTATATACGTCAGAAAATAAAAAAAATATTTTTTGATTAAAAATAGGCGTAACAAGCGTAACAGCGTAACATTGGTCACAAAGGTATGAATTATATAAGGTTTTTTGTTACACCTCTCTGTTACGGGGTGTTTTTCAAGGTGTAACACTTTAGTTAAATGCCAAATCGGCCTTAGTGTGATTTGAGCGCGTTTTTTATAAAAAATATTTTTGACCCTATATAGGTATATCCTGTATAAACTATGGGAGTTGACCTTTTTAACGGTGAAATCCTTATGGCAAGTAAAGCAGCAAGTAAAGTGACAGGAAAGCCCCGTGAAACGCGGGGCAGGCCACCGGCTACCGTTGAGCAGCCTCTGACACGCAAACAAGAACTCTTTGTAAAAGAGCTTGTAAGTAAAGACGGTCAGATAACTTTGCGGGAAGCCGCCATCAATGCTGGCTATTCGGCTTCGTCCGCTCACACACGGGCTTATGAGCTTACTAACCAGCATATTTCCCCGCACGTCGTGGCGGCGATCCAATCCTACCGGCGGGAATTAGACGAAAAGTATGGGGTAACCTACCAACGCCATTTGCGTGACCTTCAGACCATCCGTGATATAGCGTTGCAGAACGGCGCGTATAGCGCAGCCGTGCAGGCTGAGTATCGTCGCGGTCAAGCGCAGGGCGACATTTACGTCAACAAGTCAGAAATCCGTCATGGCAGCATCGACAGTATGAGCAAAGACGACGTTCTGAAAGCGTTAGAGGAAATAAAGCAAAGTTATGCCCCAGTCACCATCAATATCACCCCCGAAGAAAAAGAGAACACCGGTAATCGCGGTAAAACGCGAGGCAGGCTTTTACAAGCAAATGAAAGAAGCGACGCAACGATCGACGCGGAAATTTCTTCTAACGAGGATTGAAAATTCTATCGGTGCGGGTATTCCTGATGTTCTTTTGTGCGACGAACAAGGCACGTTTCATTTTGTAGAATTAAAATTTTTGACCAGCAACGGCGTAACCTTGCAACCGTCGCAGGTGGCGTGGCTTTCCCGTCACCAACATAGCCCGTCATGGATATTGATCAAAAAACAGAATAAGCCGACGGATGAACCCGAATTGTTTTTGTATCCGGCGGGTGCAGCCGTCGATCTAAAAATGGACGGGCTGCAATCCGTCGAGCCGATACACCATCAAAAGGGGAAATTTAACTGGGACGTCGTTTTTGACTTGATATGTCCTAGATAATCCCATACGATAGCGCATCGTTAACTAATACGGGAGTTTTGAGCGATGGATAAAACAGCATTGTTTGATGCAATCTGGGCGGCGGTAAAAGACGCTGATCCGCCGATAGATTTTAAAGAAGTTTTTGTCGGAGATGAAAAAAACAACCAAGTTTATTTTCTGTTCGATAACGTAAAAGACACTGACGGGGGGATATGAGCCAATGCCTAAATATCAAGTTTCTGTTTGTTTAAACGAAGGCATCGTTCTTGAGATCGAGGCCGCTAATCCGGCGGACGCTGAAGCCGAAGCCTATGCAATGGCGGACGCTGTTGGCGGTACTAGTTATCCGGCGCGATATAAGCCGAACTGCGTTCATAGAGAGTTTTGGACGCAGGATGTTAAAGAACGGGAGGGGGCATAGTGTTTATCTTTTCGATCATTGGCCGATTGCTTTACGGTAAAGATTACGAAAAATTAAGCCAGCGGGTTAACCGTCAACCAAAACGCCGCCGCCGCCGATAGAAATTTTTAAAAATTCAAGCTTGACTAGTATGGGCTTTTATGAGACAACTGACACCAGCAGCAGAAATGTTGCTGGTTTTTTAACTTCTACGGGAAATAGAAAAATGACACATACTATCGAAAATAGCCAAAATACCCTGACACGTTTGCTGGAAAAAGTTCGCGACGACGCGGCGAGAAAATCAGATTACATTGCCCCGACGCATGACTTGCAGAAAATCACAAATGATCAGGGCAAACCCCAAATCGTTATTGAGCAGCGCGGCGGTGAACCGACACGCATTCTGGACGTTAACGACGTTGCGTTCGGCCAGATTGCTAGTCATGCGGGCATTGACGTTAGAACCGCCCGCCGTTTGCAAGCGGGTTATTCTGATCAATTCGACGGCCTGTTAAATGCTATCTGGCAAAAAGAGCCGTCGGTTCGGATGTTGCGGGCGCATGACGGGTTGGCGTTGTCCGACGGCGGCATTGGCACGTTGCGGGCTTTTGTTTCGGACAAGTTTAAAACTTATGATCACGTCAATCTGCTTAATGATGCCTTGCCGCAATTGATGGCAAGCGATGCACAGTTTCAGGTTGTCAATGCAACCGTGACCGATAAACGGCTTTATTTGCGTTTAAAATCCCTAATCCATACGGGCGAAGGCGCGGGTGTCGGTGACGTTATGGCAAATGGTATTGGCTTGCAAAATTCGGAAGTTGGCGCGGGTTCGGTTTCTGTTTATCAAATCGCTTGGACGCTGGCCTGTTTAAACGGTATGCAAACCCAAAACAAAACGCGGTCTAGCCATATCACCAGCGGCCGCGATGCCGACGACTGGGGATTGCTTTCCGATGAAGCCAAGGATGCCGATAACGCCGCGCTTGGTTTAAAAATCCGCGATTTAGTCGGGGTTTATTCAAGCCGTGATAGTTTCGATGCCATTCTGGACGGTATGAAAGCCGCCGCCGCTGACGTGATCGACGGTGACGCGATTGACAAAACCGACGTCGTCGCAAATCTGGGCGCGGTTATGAAATTAACCAAGGCCGAAACTAGCGACGTGATGAACGGGCTTTTGGATACTATCGGCCAGTCTGGATATGAGCGCGACAAGCCGCTATCACGGGCAACCCTAATCAATGCGGTGACGGCGGTATCCCATAAGGCCGACGCTGACGACGTCGATTTATGGCAGCAACGCGGCGGGCAATTGTTGAATATGCGCCGTGCCGACTGGCAGCGCGTCGCGGTTGCCGCATAATATAAAACAATTTTCCCCGATAAGCCCCGCCCTAAAAAGCGGGGCTTTTTGTTAGGGCTTGCACATTATGGGAATATATGCGATAAAGCGGAAACTTTTAAATTTTCTAGAGGGGTTTATCATGTTAAAAACTACAGCTATCAGCACCGCAAAAAAGACCGCCGGTTGCGCCGTTACATATCGCGCCGGAACCGGTGACAAGTTTGCAACTTGTCCCGCTAGCTGTTCATTAAATCCAAGCGGGCGCGGTTGCGCGGAAATCGACGAACCGTATTTAAACGCGGTTTTATCGGCCGTGCCCCGTCGCGGTGTTTCTTTTACCTATTCCCATTTTGATCCGCTTTTCTGGGCGCATAGGTTGGCCGCTGGTAAAACTGTTATTAATTACAGCGCGGATGGTTTGAATGATGCCTATTCGGCTTTCCAATGGCGCGCGCCGGTTGTGACGGTTGTTCCTGAAAACTTTTTTGCGAATGGTAAATGGGATACGCTGGCCGACGTTCGGTTGGTACGATGCCCCGCTGAATATAACAGCGCGGTAACGTGCAACAATTGCGGCGACGGCTTGCCGCTATGCGCCCGCCCCGATCGGGATTACATTATCACCTTTACCGCGCACGGTTCGGGCAAAAAGAAAATCAACACCGGCCAGCGCGGCGGCTGTTATGCTGACGGCGGCAACGTGAATATTCACTGGCAGAACACCGCTAAACAATCACAAGCGCAAACCGACGGCGAGCGGTTGCGGGCTTTTGTCAAAACTTTGCCAACCGGCGCGATATTGCGCCAGCACGTCGCTGGTGACATCGGGAAAGAATAACCCGCCCCGCATTGCCCCATTGCCCCGCCCTAATCGGCGGGGTTTTTTTTTTATTTGACAGGCTGGCCGGTGTTATCGCATATTATCCCACAAGCGGCCGGATTGGCTGGCCGCAATTACTACGGGAAATAGTAAAATGGAAAATCAAAATTTTATACCGGCTGAAACTCTTGACCCTCGCGATCAGCAAATCCTTGCATTGGAAAGCCAACTTGAACATTTCCGCCGCCGTGATCAATTGAAAGCCGAACAGCTAGACCAGTTGGGCGATGCGATCATGGCTTTGATCGGTGACAAAGTCGAAGCCTTGGCCGAAGCCAAAGCCGACGATGCGGTTGACGGCGCATTCAGGGATTTCAATATCGAGTTTAATATTTATGATCACCAGTCAGAAATCGAAGATATGATCGACGATCGCTTACCATCCGCCCCAGACGAAGATGATCACCGCGAAGCCGTCGAGTCGATTGTCAGGGATATCCTTTCAGGCGCAACCGTCACTATCGACGTTTAAGCCCCGCACAAGCCAACAACCGCCCCCGCTGGTGCATTACTAGCGGGGGTTTTTTACTGCCCGTCACCGGCCAACGTTGCCCGATTAAAAGAGTTAATGAAGCCGCGCCGTGCCCCGCGCCCGTTGTCCCAAACTTACCAGCCCGTGAACCGTGCACCGTGACCGGCTGGCCGTGATCCGCGGCGCAAATCCCGTCGGCAGCGGGCGGGCGATCGTGACCGGCTGGCCGTGCACCGTGACCGGCTGGCCGTGATCCGCGAACCGTGATCCGCGATCGGGTCCCTTCCCATATCGGGGCAAAAACCGCAGAAATCCGCCAAAAATCCGCGATCCGCGCAGCGCGGCCACCGGCCTGCCTAGCGGGGGCAAGGGCCATGTTTCTCTCAAATATTTATATAAAAAACGATATGGATTGTTTCACGTGAAACATTGCCTAATTATTAGGCAAATACGCAAGACTTGTTAACTGTCAATAAAACGTGCATATTTTGTCGATAAATTGTAAACGTAAGGGGCCCCCGATGGATGTTTCCGATCAGGAGTTAAAGCTTCGCCTGCGACTCGCGCAAATCGAGAAGAATGAAGCTTGTCAGGAAGACTTTTTAGTTTTTGTAAAATCTATGTGGCCCGAGTTCATTGCCGGGCGTCACCACAAAATCATTGCCGAAAAGCTTGAACGCGTAGCCAAGGGCGAGCTAAAGCGCCTTATTATCAACATGGCACCGCGTCATACTAAATCGGAGTTTGCGTCGTTCTTGTTTCCCGCGTGGATGATGGGGCGAAACCCTAAAATGAAAATTATTCAAGCTACGCACACCACGGAGCTTGCAGTTAACTTTGGTCGTAAAACAAAAAATCTAATTGACAGCGATGAGTACAAAGAAGTTTTTCCGAAAGTTAGGCTGGCGGCAGATAGTAAAGCGTCTGGTCGTTGGGATACTGCTTCTGGAGGCATGTATTACGCCGTCGGTGTGGGAAGCAACCTTGCTGGGCGTGGTGGCGATCTGGTTATTATTGATGACCCGCACTCTGAGCAAACTGCGATGTCAGCTAACGGCTTTGACGACGCGTGGGATTGGTACACTGGGGGCCCCCGACAGAGGCTCCAGCCGGGAGGAGCGATAGTTCTAGTCCAGACCCGGTGGTCCGAAAAGGATATGACCGGCCAGCTTTTGAAGGCAATGGCTAAAGACCCGCTAGCGGACCAATGGGAAGTTGTCGAGCTCCCAGCTATTTTTGATGACGGCAAGCCTTGTTGGCCGGAGTTCTGGTCTCTTGATGATCTGACCGCGGTAAAAGCGTCCATTCCGCCGAGCAAGTGGAATGCTCAGTATCAGCAGAACCCTACCGGCGAAGAGAACGCCATCATCCCTCGCCAGTGGTGGAAGCGTTGGGAAAAAGACAACGTGCCCAATCTTGAGTTTGTTATTCAAAGTTATGATACGGCGTTTAGTAAAAGAGAAACTTCTGACTTTTCGGCCATAACCACGTGGGGTGTTTTTCATCCGGAAGAAGCTGGGGGTCCCCCGGCGATTATATTACTGGACAGCAAGAAAGAGCGGTGGGATTTTCCGGAGCTCAAGCGAGAGGCGCTAGAGCAGTATCAGTACTGGGACCCAGACACCGTCATCGTAGAAGCAAAAGCTTCTGGACTACCCCTGACGCACGAATTAAGAAACGTCGGGATACCCGTTGTTAACTTTACGCCAAGCAAAGGTAATGATAAGATAACGAGAGTTCACTCCGTCTCACCGTTGTTTGAAGCGGGGATGGTTTGGGCCCCCGACACTTCTTTTGCTGACGAGCTCATAGAAGAGGTAGCAGCTTTTCCCAACGGGGAGTATGATGACTTGGTAGATAGCATGACACAGGCCCTTATGCGTTATCGTCAGGGTAATTTTGTGCAGCTACCGTCGGATGACTGGGGTGATGAGGATACCAACGTAAGAGTTAGGGCGTATTATTAATGGGAAATAGTGTAGTAGATTTGGGGGCCGCGGCCTTAGATTATGCCGAGGGCGTTTGGGATTATATGACAGGGGCCCCGGAAGCTTCTGCCAGTGGCGGGTATTACAAAAAGCTTGGCCCCGGAGCTCGCCAATACTTTTCTGGGCCCGGCGACTATAAAAAAACCAACCCCGTAATGGAATATTTTGGTTTTGAAGATGGCGGCAGCCCTGCGGTGGAGTTGCAAAACGACGGGTCCCTTCCCGGTGTAGATGAGTTACGTTACATGACCCCTGCCGAAGTAGAAGAGGGCTCGTACAGTTTTCTTCAGAACATGGAAGAGCAGATGCTGGGTCATTTGGCCGCGGCCC